GACATTAGAGATAGTTACGTATTTAAGTTAAACGAAAAACGAATTGATACTAATGAACCAGATGTTGAATGGTATCTTAAACGAACTAAAAAGTTTGAAGCAACAACAGAAAATCAGCGTGTTATCAACGAGTGCGACTTTATTATTTGTCTCGTTGCAACTCCTTCTCTTGGTGATGGTTCTTATGATGTGAGTTCTGTTTGGGAAGTCATTGATGACTTTAAAAAATCATCAGCAAAATTGAATGGTAAGACATTTGTAATAGGATGCACCACTAATCCTGGCGATTGCAAACAATTTGCAGAAGAACTGGATTACTTTGGTATGAATGTTGTATATAATCCAGAGTTTATTGCTCAAGGATCAATCATTCATGATTTGCAGAATGCAGATATGGTTTTGATTGGTGGTGCCGATGATAATACTTTTGCATTAATGCAAAAAATCTATGAAGGTATTCAAATCAAACCACCTCGTTGGGGTAGAATGTCAACCACTGCTGCTGAACTTGTAAAGTTGGCAGTTAATTGTTATCTAACAACAAAAATTAGTTATGCCAACATGGTTGGTGAAGTAATGTCTCTATCTGGAATGGAAGATGAAATAGCAAATGTTTTATCTGCAATTGGTTCTGATAGTAGAGTTGGCAAAAAGTATCTGAACTATGGATATGGATTTGGCGGTCCTTGCCTACCTAGAGACAATCGTGCCTTTGCTGCTTATGCCAAAAAACTTGGACTTGAATATAATCTAGGATTGACAACTGATAATTTTAATGATGAACATGCAAAATTTTTAAAAAATTATTTCATAGAAAAAAATACAGAAAATCTTCCATTCTGTTTTGATTATATTTCTTACAAAAAAGGAACTGATATTATAACCGAGAGTCAACAATACCGACTTTGTTTAGATCTACTTGAAAATGGGCACGAAGTTTTTGTAATTGAAAATGAATGTGTTGTTAAACAAGTTGCAGACGAACTTATAGATAAGTATCCTAATAAAATTACTTTCCTTTATGAGGAACAGTATCTCCCACAAAATGTTTTTCGTATTGAATTATGAACGACCCAGCAGATAAAAATAAATCAGTATACAAATTCAAAGGACTTCCTCACATCTATTGCATTAATTTGGATGACAAGAAGGATAGATGGGAGTCGATGGAATCACAATTGAAATACTGGGAAATAGAAAACTATACTCGTATATCTGCTTATGATGGACGCGAAGATGATCTTGGTTCAATATTGAAAGGACGTTATCCTGACAACATGAATTCTGGTGAGGTTGGATGCGTCACTTCACATCTCAAAGCACTCAAAGAGTTTCTAAATTCTGGTGAACAATGTGCTCTCATCATGGAGGATGATTGTGACATTAATACTGCTAGTTATTGGCCATTTTCTTGGAAAGATTTCTTTTGTAAGATTCCTTATGATTATGATGTAGTTCAACTTGCAATTATTAATCCTGCACAGGTCAATGTAAAACTACATCGAAGATTTGTTAATGACTTTTCAACGGCATGTTATTTAATCAATCGTCGATATGCTCAAAAGTTACTTGACCTTCATACTAGAGGTGACAAATACAAACTTGATAACGGAGTCAAACCTCGTGCTGTTGCCGACGATTTGATTTATAATTCTGGAAATACTTTTGCAATCCCTCTCTTTCTTTATAAGATTGAATTGGGTTCAGACATTCATGATATTCATATCGATGTCTTTCATAAGAGTAGTTATGAGGGTCTGTGGAACTTTTGGAAGAATGATGCTTCTAGCATTGAAGATTGGGATGGATTGTTTGATTATGATCCGTATTTTGGAACACTTCCACCTGGATGGGAAGGAAAGTAGCACATTGACATTTGCGACACAGTAACTTAAAATAAATACAATCGCGTAGTAAAACAAAGCACATGCCAACTATTACAATCCAAGATCCATCCGGTAATGTTGAAACTTTTGAGTGTGATGAGAATACTACAATCCTAGATGCTGCTGATGAAGCAGGTATTGATTTGCCATATTCTTGTCGTGCAGGTGCATGTTCATCATGTGCTGGTAAAATTGTAGAAGGAACAGTAAACCAAGAAGACCAATCATTCTTGGATGATGATCAAATTGAAGAAGGATACGTCCTTACATGTGTTGCACTCCCAACATCTGATGTAACTTTATTAACTGAACAAGAGGAATTTTTATACTAATGGAAGAAAACATGGAACATGTCAATGATTTGTGGGAAGACATGGCTCGTCTCAATATGCTCTATGAAGAGTTGTGTTGGGGTCATGATGACGTTTTAGAATTTGTTCCAGACTACACTAAAAACGTAATAATTATTAAAAACAAAACCAAAGAGAAAAAACCCAAATCGAGGGGTTGACAAATCGGGAGAAATCGCTTAATATAAATACATAGACGAGTGAGGGTTTCCTCACTTGACTATTCGACGCCTCACCGAGACTAAACAGCGTCATTAAACAACAGTCTCTCATACCTGATCTGGAGGGTAGATTAGGAATACTATACTCAGTGCCACCCCGCACTCATACTTAACCCTATTTCAAATGACAACACTTTCAAGACAACAAACACAAACATCCACCTGGGAACAGTTTTGCCAGTGGGTAACTTCTACCAATAACCGCCTCTATGTCGGTTGGTTCGGTGTGCTGATGATCCCAACTCTGTTGGCAGCAACCGTATGCTTTATTACTGCGTTTGTCGCTGCTCCTCCTGTGGACATCGACGGAATTCGCGAACCAGTCGCTGGTTCACTCATGTATGGTAACAACATCATTTCTGGTGCTGTTGTCCCCTCTTCCAACGCAATTGGTCTTCACTTCTATCCCATTTGGGAAGCCGCATCACTCGATGAGTGGCTGTATAATGGTGGTCCTTACCAACTCGTAGTCTTCCACTTCCTCATTGGCATCTTCTGCTACATGGGTCGTGAGTGGGAACTGTCATACCGCTTGGGTATGCGCCCCTGGATCTGCGTAGCATACTCTGCACCTGTTGCAGCAGCATCCGCAGTATTCCTTGTTTATCCTTTCGGTCAAGGTTCTTTCTCTGATGGCATGCCTCTTGGTATTTCTGGTACTTTTAACTTCATGCTTGTATTCCAAGCAGAACACAATATCCTTATGCACCCGTTCCACATGCTCGGTGTTGCTGGGGTATTCGGTGGATCTCTTTTCTCTGCTATGCATGGAAGTCTCGTTACTTCTTCGCTCGTCCGTGAAACCACCGAAACCGAGTCCCAGAACTACGGTTACAAGTTCGGTCAAGAAGAAGAGACTTACAACATCGTCGCAGCCCATGGCTACTTCGGTCGTCTGATCTTCCAATATGCATCGTTCAACAACTCCCGTTCACTGCACTTCTTCCTGGCAGCATGGCCAGTAGTCGGCATCTGGTTCACCGCACTGGGCGTAAGCACCATGGCATTCAACCTCAACGGTTTCAACTTCAACCAGTCCATCCTTGATGGTCAGGGTCGCGTCCTTAACACCTGGGCAGACGTTCTTAACAGAGCAAACCTGGGTATGGAAGTCATGCACGAGCGTAATGCTCACAACTTCCCTCTCGACCTTGCTGCTGCTGAGTCAACTCCTGTTGCACTCATCGCACCTAGCGTAGGTTGATATAGTTTGCTATAATTTTAGGAGACCTTCGGGTCTCCTTTTTTTATAATTAAAATGTTAAATTTCTTTACGAAAATCTAATGAATGGTAAACTAGATCCAGAAGAAAGAGTGCTTGACTGGTTTGAGCAAACATCGGATGAACCCTATGATAGGCATGAATACCGATTCCATTTTACTAATGGTGATAGTAAGATCTTTAAGTCTTATCTAGAAGCTCAATCAATGTGGTTTAACACTCCACCACTCTTCAAATCACATATTGAAGTGTTAGATATTTCTAACAAAAAAACAAAAAACTTAAAAGGAGGTTTTAAATAATCATGGTTGCTTCAACACTACAACAACAAAAGAGGGGGTGGTTTGATGTCCTTGATGACTGGCTTAAACGAGATCGCTTTGTCTTTGTGGGTTGGTCTGGACTACTACTTTTTCCCACTGCTTATCTGGCCATTGGCGGCTGGCTTACTGGCACGACTTTTGTCACGTCTTGGTACACCCACGGGCTTGCTAGTTCCTATCTTGAAGGTGCTAATTTTCTCACGGCGGCTGTGTCAACGCCTGGTGATGCTATGGGTCATTCTCTTCTTCTACTTTGGGGTCCTGAAGCTCAGGGCAGTTTCGTCAGGTGGTGCCAACTTGGAGGGCTTTGGGCCTTTGTTGCTCTCCACGGTGCGTTCGCTCTAATCGGTTTCATGCTCCGCCAGTTTGAACTGGCACGTCTAATCGGTATCCGTCCCTACAATGCTATTGCTTTTTCTGGTCCTATCGCTGTCTTTGTTAGCGTCTTTCTCATATATCCTCTGGGACAGTCGTCCTGGTTCTTCGCGCCATCGTTTGGGGTTGCCGCTATTTTCCGCTTCCTACTTTTTCTCCAGGGATTCCATAACTGGACGCTCAACCCGTTCCACATGATGGGTGTAGCAGGAATCTTAGGTGGTGCTCTTCTTTCTGCAATTCACGGAGTAACCGTTGAAAACACACTCTACCAAGATGGTGAGCAGGCAAATACTTTCAAGGCTTTTGATAGTACGCAAGAGGAGGAAACTTACTCGATGGTTACTGCGAACCGTTTCTGGTCACAGATCTTCGGTGTTGCTTTTAGTAACAAGCGTTGGTTGCATTTCTTTATGCTCTTCGTTCCCGTCATGGGTCTCTGGGTCAGTTCTATCGGTATTATTGGACTTGCTCTTAATCTTCGTGCTTACGACTTTGTATCTCAGGAGATTCGTGCGGCAGAGGATCCAGAATTTGAGACTTTCTATACCAAGAATATTCTCTTAAATGAAGGACTTCGTGCATGGTTAGCACCTGCCGACCAACCACATGAAGACTTTGTATTCCCTGAAGAAGTTCTTCCTAGAGGAAATGCACTGTGATTACATCACTATTTGGTATCATGTTTGCCGCTCTAATGTGGGTTCAAGTCCCACAGTGGAGTGATGATTGGTCGAAGTGTGCCGTGGATGTGCCTGATGTTCAATGTCATTGGTATATCACAGCACCCGACAGCACCATGGGTGAAGGATTTAGTTGGGCAAATGCTCCTTGGTTTAGTGCCGAAGGTCTCCGTGATATTGGAGAACTCCATGATACAGTTCAGTCTATTCAGGAAGTAGTATGATTCAATTTGCACTAGGATTACTTATCGGGTATTTACTTACCCGACTTATTATCACTACATATAAAACGACTAGAGTTTTATATGAAAACTTCAGACACATGGGTAATTAAATGATACCATTACTCTTCTTTGGATGTTTATTTGCTATAGGTGGTGGTGCGTTCGCCCTGATGTGGGCGAACATCAAATCAATTAATGAGATGGACACTCCTATCAAAACAACTAGACATCCAGAAGCACCTCTTCCTGGTGAAGAGGTAATGTATGTTGATCTCTCAAGAGAAAAACTAGAGAGATTATATGATGAAAACTAGAGGATGTTGCGGAGCAGGATGCTATGACTGTCCATTCAGACCACCACCACGAATCAAACGGTGAAGACACCATACCCAGATGGTTATGGATAGGAGCAGGTGGTCTCCTAGTCTTCACAATCATATGTTTCCTGATTATGCTTGCAGGAATGCTCTACTGGTGATATAATAAGGGGGTATTAAACCCCCTTTTTCATGCTATATAAAAGCAGTTGCGTAAACTCAATGAAGTTTATTTTCGCATTTGTTGCTACACTTTTTCTTGCTGCTCCCGCATGGGCAGTAGATGTAACGATGGGTTCAAATGGAAGTTTAGTTTTTGAACCTTCAGAGGTTACTATCTCTGCAGGAGAAACAGTTCATTTTGAAAATAACATGCTACCCCCACATAATATTATTGTGGAAGGTCGTCCAGATCTATCCAGAGAATCATTGATGTTCTCACCTGGTGAATCACAAGACATCAAATTTGTTGATGCTGGTGATTACACTTATTGGTGTGGTCCACACAAAGGGGCAGGTATGATTGGTACAGTACATGTAGAATGAGGAGGATATATGGTACGCTGGTTGAATAAATTAAAAGAATGGGATAAGAGAATGATAGTCAGATTTCAGGATAAATTTAACCTGACTGATTATCAAATGCTTTGTCTTGCATTTGCAAAAGGATTCATTATTGGAGCAATTCTATTATGAGAAGAGAAATGTTGGATGCTCTCAAGGCACTTGCCATTGGGAACATTAAAAAATCAAAAATGAACATTGAAGTTTATCTTTCCAATCCTGTTGGTATTGGTGAACATCCCGATGTTCTTGGTGCTATTCAAGATCAAATTGATTTGATTGCAAAAGAAGAGGAGCGTTTGGAAGTCATTGAAAAATACTTTATTGACAAATAGTCAAATGTCTTATATAATTCATCATATGAGGGACCAACAATCATGAAACTATTAACTCTAGAAGACTATCAAAAGGCAGGTGAAACATTCTGGCCTAAGTATTGGTACGTTGCCAAAGAACTTGGCGAAGATGCAAAACCTGAAGATGTTATTAAGGTGATGGAAGCAGTTGGTGCTGTTGCATTGAAACTTGCATTGGAAGAAAAAGACGGACCATTTGGTTTCAATAAAAAAAAGGGTGAAGATGGGGAGGAAGAATAATGGATGTGTTCAGTGTTGATGAAGCTCAAAAGAATTGGGACAAATTGATAGAGAGAGTTGAAAAAGGAGAACATATTGGTATTGTAAGAGAAGATGGTAAAGCAGCAGTGATGATGCCCGCAGATGATGACCTCATACGAATATACAGGGATGCAAACAATGAGGCACAATAATTCATCTACGGGACTATCGCATATTGGTTAATGCCCACTGCTTATAACGGTGTGAACCGGGTTCAATTCCCGGTAGTCCTATTTGCTTCCTTAGCAATCTGGTGAATGCAGCAAACTCATAATTTGCCTAAGGTGAGTTCGATCCTCACAGGAAGCATAAGACGGGGAATGAGCTCGCCCGCGACGGTGCTAACCACACTGTGATTGAGAGTTGGTTACTCTCTTGCTCCATTACAAACTGTCAGAATGTTAGGGTTTAGAAAATGCCCCATAGCAAGCATTCTGATAAGTGTAATGTCTTGCGAGTATGGCGGAATCGGTAGACGCACCAGACTTAAAATCTGTTGAGCATCATGCTCGTGGGAGTTCAAGTCTCCCTACTCGCATTTCTATATAAACTGACAAGCATTTTAAAAATGAAAATTTTTCTGGACACAGCAGACACGGAACTGATTCGCAAATATAATGAGACTGGTTTGATTGATGGTGTTACAACAAACCCAACTCTTATTATGAAAAGTGGTAGAGATCCTGAGGATGTCTATCAAGAAATTAAAGACATTGGTATCAGAGACATCAGCATGGAAGTTGTTGGTAGTGCCGATGAAATGATTGAAGAAGGAGTTCGTCTGTTTGAGAAGTTTGGTTTCTGCTCGACCATTAAAGTTCCTATGACTCGTGATGGACTTATGGCATGTAGTAAACTGACCGATAAGGGTATTCGTGTTAATGTGACTCTCATCTTTGCTGCCGCACAGGCAATCCTTGCTGCTCGTGCAGGTGCATACTATGTTTCTCCTTTTGTGGGTAGACTTGATGACCAATCTGTTGCAGGTTTGGAGGTTGTAAGATCTATTTCCGAACTCTATCGTATTCATGGTGCTCCTACTCAAGTTCTTTCTGCATCTATTCGTAGTGTTCAACGTGCCGTAAGGTCTTGGTATAATGGTGCTAATGTTGTAACCATGCCGCCCAGTATATTTGAACAGATGTATGACCACATTTTGACTGATAAAGGTCTTGAAATTTTTGATCGTGATTGTGAAACAATAAAATCTAATATTGGTTAATAAATAAATGTAAGACGCAAGTTCTTATGCCACTCTACAATTCTTTTCAAGCCTATGTCTTTAACCTCCACACATCAAAATCTTCAGAAGCAAAAAGATTATGGAGGCAACAGATAAAGGAAGAATGGGATTGGGAGTGTGCCTATTGTGGGTCCACACATCAACTTACAATAGACCACATTGTTCCGAGAGCAAAAGGAGGTACAGACTTTACTAAAAATTGTCTGTGTGCCTGTCATCATTGCAATCAAGATAAAAGTCATACTCCTATGGAAGATTGGTATCTTTCGCAGGAGTTTTTTGATGCCGAAAGATATGAAAGGATTAAAAACTGGATGAAACCAGAGGATCCTATCAGTCTTTATCGCTATGGTTCAAGAACAAATAAGGTCTCTTGAATTTTTTATAAATAAATCAGGCAGTAAATACTGCTATCAATGGTAAATACCGAATATTCGAATGGCAACACCTATTAGGATTAAGAGGTCAGCTGTTGCTGGCAAAAAACCACAGACTGGTGATTTACAGTTAGGTGAATTAGCTGTAAACTTTAATGATGGTAAAGTATTCCTTAAACAAGATACGAGTGGCGTTGGTGTTGGCACAAGAATTGTAGAAGTTGGAGCAGGAACTACAACTTTTGCCGGTAAGACTTTATTCGTTACTGAAAATGGTAATGATGATAATGATGGACTGAATGAAGGCAATGCAAAAGCAACGATTAAATCTGCTGTTGCCTCTGCTTCTGAGGGAGATACTGTTAAAGTATTCCCAGGAACGTATGTAGAAAATAACCCAATCAATTTACCAGATAATGTATCTGTAGAGGGAACAGAACTTCGTCGCTGTATTGTAACACCACAAAACGGCGGCGAAGATTTATTTTATGTTAGTCAAGGATGCCACCTGACAGACTTAAGTTTTGTCGGAACTGCCGCAACTAATAATTCGGCAGTTGTTTCATATAGACCACTTGTAGGAGTGGCATCTGATAGATTCTTTGATGGTGCCAGACTCATCCGTCAAAATATTGATTTCATTGCGGATGAAACTATTGGTTATATTGAAAGCACTGACTATCAAAATCCTGCAATCAGCGTAGATAATGCTGCATTCAGAACTAATATCAAGCATGCAATGCGTTCTGTCTGTCATGATATTACGAGAGGTGGAAACTCCAAGTGTATCGGTGCAGGTCAATCATACTTCACTGGTGATGATTTAACTTCTGGAATCGGTGCTACACACATTGCTGCTCTGGACTACTCGGTTGGTATTGCCAGATCATGTATCAATAATATTGGTTTTTCAAAAACAAGTGGTGGCAACTATCAAACAAGCTATACTCAGGTTAAGGACTTAAGTATTCAACCTGATGGTGGATCATTTGACATTGGCAATTGTGCTAATGTTCTTTCGGCAGTAACAACTTGTGTTGGTATTGTAACTGGTATTATTCAGAATGGTATTAATGGAGTTGCAGCAGCCACAGGATTCACCACAAACTTCCCAGGAAATGACGGAGCTTCTCCTAACTCTGGTATTCTGACTGCAGCACTGAGTCCACTGCAAGGAACTGGCATCATTACCAAAGGTCCTTACATTAGGAACTGCACCAACTTTATTCCTGATAGTATTGGAGCAAGAATTGATGGATTCAATGCTGATGAGGGAGATAAGATAAACAGAATTGGTGTTCAGGGTTCATTCAACGTAGACTCTTACACACAATATAATCAGGGCGGCATCGGAGTTTCTGTAAGTAACGGTGCTTATTGTCAATTAGTTTCACTCTTCACCATCTGTAATGACATTGCAGTCTCTGCTACTGGTGGTGGTCAGTGTGACCTTACAAACTCTAATTCCTCTTTCGGTAGAGAGGGTCTTATTGGAATCGGAAGAGGTGATGAAACTACTAAGAATACTGACCGTTACACAGGAATCGTTACTTCAACTGCCGCAGTAAGTCAGAGTCAGATTGTTGTTAGTGGTGTTGGAAGCAACAGACCATATGATGGACAGGCAATTTTCTTTGATAAGAAATATAATATAGTCAGAAAGATTGACATCACGAATGGTGGTTCTGGATATACTTCCGCACCAACAGTAGCAGTTGCTGCTCCCACAGGACCTGGTGTTGCCGTTCGTGCAACTGCAACTGCGACTATTGAAAATGGTGTTGTTACTGCTGTCACCATGACAAGTCAGGGATCGCAGTATGAAGTTGTTCCGGCAGTTACTTTCTCTGGTGGCGGTGGTTCAGATGCTGCTGCAACAGCAGTTCTTGATCCAATTTATTATGAGGTTAATTCGGCAACAGAACCATCTGCTGGTATCTCAACCATTACTTTGGTTCAGAATCTAAATAATGAAGTTGGAGTTGGATCAACAGCATTCTTTGCTAGACAAAGTTTGCAAATCGTAAGTTCACATTCATTCGAATACATTGGTGCAGGAAACACTATCGAATTGGCATATCCATCGAGAGGTGGAATCGTTATTCAAGATAATGAAGTAATTGAACTTGACGGTGCAAGAGTTGTTTATACGAGCACCGACCAAGCTGGCAACTTCAGAATTGGTGATGGTGTTCAAATCAATCAATCAACCGGAACAATATCCGGAGACATTTATGTTAAGAGTTTATTCACACAAGTAACACCATTCATTCTTGCATTAGGAGGAGATTAATCAAATGGCAGTCGCAGCAGCAGCAGTAAACCAGTTTCAGACAATCACACATGTTGTTGGTATTAATACTGTTGGAATTTACACGGCACCAACTGGATATACAGGTGTTGTTCTTTTAGCACAGGTGACAAACACTGACTCAGTAACTAAGACTGTCAGTTTTGGTCATCGCAGAAGTGGAACTGATACGGAGATTGTTAAGAACTTGGCAATTCCTGCAAGTGACACTGCCAATCTTCTTCCAGGAAAGTTGGTCGTAGAAACTGGTGATACATTAACGATGGTTGGTAGCACTACCGCAACTTTGAAAGTTATTACTAGTGTTCTGGAAACATCAAATCTCTAATATTTTAAATAGGTAAAATGGCAGCACCAATTCGTTTTCTTAGCGGCAGACAACAGCAGCAAAAAATTGGTATAGAGGGAAGTACCGAGGACAAAAAGGTATTAGAGGTAGTTGGTCGTGCTGGTATTGGCACAACTTCCTTTGAACCTTCCAAGGTTCTTGATGTTCGTGGTGATGCGATTGTAGAAGGAACTACTACGGTAGGAAAACTTGAGATTACCGGAACTGGTGATGTTCCTGCTAGCATTACTGTAGAAACTGCAAATGTTACTGGTGTATCTACATTCGGTGGTGCTGTCGATGTAAATGCCGGACTGGATGTTGATGGTCAGGCAGATTTAGATGAGGTTGTCGTTGCTGGTGTTGCAACCTTTAGTAATGCTGTAGATATTAATAGCACTCTTGATGTAGATGGAGATACTCAATTAGATGATCTGAATGTTGCCGGTGTTGCCACATTCAGTTCTGCTATCAATGCGACAGATATAATTAAGGGATACGAATATACTGCTGCTCCTTTTGGAGCAACAGTCACACTTGCGGTCACTGTTGCAAGTAAGGATTCTACTCACAGATATAATGGAACAGGAAGTAGCAATGCTTATGTAATTGATGGAATTCAATCTCCATTCCTAACATTAACACCAGGAAGAACATATAGATTTACGAATGACAATACCGGAAGTCATCCTTTCAGATTCTATCTTGAAGCAGATAAGACAACTCAATATGATACAAATGTCAATTTTCAAGACACATATACTGAAATAACAATAACTGATGAAACTCCAATAGTTCTTCATTATCAATGCAGTAGCCACCCGTTCATGGGTAATGCTATTCAAACGAATGCGAACGTTGTTAATACAAACTATCCGGCAACAATTAGAAGCACCTTAAATGTTACTGGTGTTTCGACTTTCCCACAACTCGATGTCAGCACTGGTGGACTCGATGTAGATGGACTCACTAATTTAGATGAAGTTGTTGTTGCTGGTGTATCTACTTTCACAGGAAACATCGTTGCTGTTTCGGCAGAATTCAGTGGTAATGTAACAATTGCCGGAACTTTAACTGCAGAAGATAAAACTAATATAGATTCACTTGGAATTGTAACTGCAAGAACAGGAGTTAGAGTCGATGCTGGTGGTTTAATTGTAACTGCCGGTGTATCTACATTCACTGATTCTGTAGATATTGATAATGGTGTTGGTGTGGTTGGCGGATTAACCGCAGATTCTTTAACTATCTCCGGAGTCACCACAGGAATTAATGCTGCTGGTATTTCATCATTTGTTAGAATTGATGTAGATGGTCAGGCAGATTTAGATGAGGTTGTCATTGCCGGTGTTGCCACATTCCAGGGTGCCGTTAATTTTGATGTTAATAGTGAGATTAATATTGGAACTGGCGTCACCATACTTGGCAATAACTTACATGTAACTGGTATTGTTTCTGCGGCACAGTTTATCGGTGATGGTTCTGGTATTACGAATCTTCCTGGTATTAGTACCCTTGGTTCTTCTAATCTTACTGACGTTAATGTTTCCGGAACAACCACGACTGTTCAGTTAAGAATCAGTGGTATTGGAACTGCCGAGAAATTCTTTGTCAGCACTGGAGGACTTGAAGTTGATGGTCAATCAGATCTTGATGAACTGGTTGTTGCCGGTGTATCAACCTTTAATGCTAATACTAATGTTGTTGGAGATCTTTCCGTCACCGGAGATATTGGTGCATCAGGAATCATTACTGCTACAGGAATCAATCTAGTTGCCGGTAGTGGACTTGATGTTGGTGCTATTGGTGTCCTGACTGCACTTTCAGTAGATGTCAGCACTGGTGGTATTGATGTAGATGGACAGGCAACCTTAGATGAAGTTGTAGTTGCTGGTGCTTCAACATTTACTGGTGCTGTTAAAATTGATGGAGCATTAGACATTGGCACTGCCGGTGTTGATATTGATGGACAAACCGACCTTGATGAACTTCAGGTTGCCGGTGTATCAACCTTCTCTGCTAAGGCAGTATTCAATACCGCATATCCGTCCATAGATGCCGACAATGAAATCCAAGTCGGCACTGCGATTCAACTGGGTAAAGCAGGTGTTGTAACTGCCACGACTTTTGTTGGTAATCTAACTGGAGATGTAACTGGAACTGCATCAAATGCATCAGGTGCAACCGGAGACTTCTCAATTGCAGATAAGATTGTTCATACAGGTGACACTAATACTGCATTAAGATTCCCTGCTGCTGATACATTCACTATAGAGACTGCTGGTAGTGAAAGAGTTCGTGTTAGTAGTGCTGGTACAGTTTCTATAGGAAGTGCAGGTAGAACTGATTGGGATAATAGCACGAATGTAGGATGTCAGTTCCAAATCGAGGGAACGACATTACCATCTTCCAGAATGAGCATTACTAGAAATTCTAACAATGCATTTGATGGTGGTATATTGTTGGGTAAGAGTAGAGGAACCTCTGATGGATCAGCTACGATTGTTCAAGATGGTGATGGGTTAGGATTTATTAGTTTCCAAGGTGCTGACGGCACCACAATGCTAGAGGGTGCAAAGATTGATGCCATAGTTCAATCTAGTGTTGCCAGTGATGATATGCCAACTGATTTGGTATTCTATACAAATAATGATACAACTACCACAGAAGAAAGACTTCGTATAACTTCTACTGGTAATGTTAATTTCTTAGGAAGTCTTGTTAATGTTAATGCGACTGGTGTTTCATCATTCGTCCAATTAGATGTTAGTACCGGTGGTTTAGATGTTGATGGCCAAACTGATTTAGATGAACTTCAGGTTGCTGGTGTATCAACCTTCTCTGCCAAGGCAGTATTTAATACCGCATATCCATCTATTGATGCCGATAATGAAATCCAAGTTGGCACTGCTATTCAATTGGGTAAAGCAGGTGTCATAACTGCCACATCATTCTCTGGTGATGGTTCTGCACTGACAGGTATTGCCGCAACGGATCATGTATCCACATTTGATTTGGTTGTTGCCGGTATTTCTACATTCAATGATGATGTAAGAATACTTGCCGGTGGATTAAATGTTACTGGTGTTTCTACATTCCAAAGTCATGTTCATCTTGGAAATGATGATGAGTTGAGATTTGGTGCTGCAGCTGCAGGAGATATGGTAATCTCCCATACTGGAGATCATGGCACCATTGACAATAATGATGGCAATTTAAACATTAAGTCTGAAGGTAATATTGAATTAAATCCCAACAACACGAATGATGGTTTAAAAGTTATAAATCAAGGGGCAGTTGAAGCATATCACAACAACGTTAAGAAACTTGAAACCAGTATTAGTGGAATAACGGTTACTGGTGGAGTCAATGCAACTGGTGTTATAACTGCCACCTCATTCTCTGGTTCTGGTGCCAACCTAACTGGTATTGGAACGCAAGGTCCTGATGGTTCATTCCGTGGATTAACTGTTGCCGGTATTTCTACATTCAATGGTAATGTTTCCATAGGATCTTCGGTATTATTTGGTGACAATAATAAGGCAATGTTTGGTGCCGGTGATGACTTACAGATTTATCACGATGGAACTGATTCTTATGTAGATAATAGTACGGGCGATCTGATTTTAAGAAGCACTGGTGATGATGTAATTATTAGAGCTACTGATGATGTAATCATTCAGAATGGTGGTTCTGATAATGCTATTATTTGTAATAATGATGGCAATGTAGAACTATATTTTAATACTGCCAAGAGATTTGAAACCACGACTGATGGTGCAGATTTCAGTGGAACAGGTGGAATTAAACTTCCGGTAGGTTCAACAGCACAAAGACCAGGTTCTCCTACCGCAGGTGATCTGAGATATAATAGTGATGATGGTGCCTTTGAAGGATACACCGACTCTTGGGGTGCCATTGGCGGTGGAACTCCAGAGGTTGATACAAACGTATCAAGCACCAGTGCGGTCGGTGTTGGTTCTTTCGCAACCGCATCCTTCCGTTCTGCCGAGGTCATCGCACAGATTGTTCAAATCGATGAATACCAGGTTGGCAAATACTTAATGATACATGATGGCACAACGGTGACGGTCATTGAACAAGCAGCAGTCTCAACCGGAGATTCTATGATTGGATCATTCGATGGTGCGATTAATGGTTCAAATGCCGAATTGAGAGTCAACATGGTGACTTCTGGAATTGCAACGGTCACCACTAAGATATCAACCGTAACTGTATAGGTAATATAATATGCCTGCTATTCGTTCTGGTTTTGGATCAGACTTTGTTCTCAAAAATGAAAATATTGGTATAGGGTCAACAACACCGACTAGTGTTTTTGATGTTGCGGGAGCAATTAAAGGTGACTTTGCAATCACTGGTGTTGCCACACTCACATCCTATGGTGGTTTTGTTGCACAGAATCAGCACATCAATAAGGCATCATCAATTGGTTTTGCAACTGTTGGTCTTCAAACTGGTGCTGGTATAATAACGTCAGTTCAATACTATGAAACCGAGACAGGATTCACTGACCTAGGTGGTGTTCATCACGGAGATGATCAATATTTCAATACACTCTCTGAAGATCTGATTATCGATGATGGTCAGATCTTAAATATTACCAACACTGATATGGTTGGTGTTACAACCATTGGTGAGTATGACCCACACTCCCATGAATCATATGTCTGTGCAGGTTCACTGGAACAAGTATCAGTCACTGATCACTTCTCTGCTCCAAGTGGTGGAATTAATGATAGAAAAGATAATCCAATCGAAGGAACGGTAAGATTTAATACTGACCTGAATACACTTGAGTTCTTTAATGGAAATGAGTGGAGACAATTCAATTATAATCAAGGGCAAAGTGGTCGTGCAGTATTTGGTGGTGGATATGCTCCAGCCATGACCAATATGATTGAATATATTCAAACATCAACACTCGGAAATGCAATTGATTTTGGAATTCTAACAGAGTCTGGTGCAATGAAAACTGCAATGTCTTCCAATACTAGAGGTTTATTCTCTGGTGGAGGAACTCCTGCATATACAAATACAATTGACTATATAACTATTGCATCTGCAGGTAATGCAATTGATTTTGGTGATGGAACCACAACTGCTAGTTGGGGAAGAAATGGTTTGTCTTCATCAACTCGTGGATTAATGGGTGCTGGTTATGTGGCACAAAATATTATTGACTATGTTCAAATACATACCCTTGGTAATGCACTTGACTTTGGAGATTTAACTATTGCAAAACACTCTTGCCATGGACTATCATCCCCAACAAGAGGTTTATGGGGTGGAGGAAATAATGGTGGCACTAATTATAATATGATTGATTCTGTAATCATATCATCAAAAGGAGATGCAATAGATTTTGGCACTTTAATTGAGAGAAGAACTAGTATGGCAGGATTTTCTTCCCCGACTCGTGGAATATGGTTAGGTGGTAATAATCCGATAGCTATGATCGGTTCAATAGAATATGTTACTATTGCCTCTGGAGGAAATGCACAATATTTTGGTGAGGCAACTGTAGCAGCTCAGTATAAGAGAGGAAATAGTTCAAATACAAGAGGAGTTAATAATGGTGGAAGATCTCCAACCATAACAGATATTATAGAGTATGTTACAATTGCAACAGCAGGTAATGCACTTGATTTTGGTGATTTATCAAAACCAAGAGATGCAATGGGTGTAGCATCAGACTCTCACGGCGGACTAGGAGGTTTCTAAGATGGCAAATATAAGACGCGAGTTTGGTGATGACCTAACACTTAAGAATGGTAAACTTGGAATCAATACCACCACTGCACAAGAGAGAGTTGATGTAGTTGGTATTGTCAAGGTAAGAGACCTTAATGTCACTGGAGTATCATCACTGACTGCCTATGAAGGATTTCTGAGAGCAGACAATCAGATTGATGAGAGTATAAATTTAGAGTTTGGTAATGGTCTGAAGGCATCATTGTCTGGTGAGATTATTGTAGGAACTGGTGTCACAGTCACGATTGGTATTGTGGGTCTTGGAACCACATCAGTTGGTGTTGGAACTACAACAGCACTTAAAACAGCAAGTTTAGATACCACAGATGTAAACCTTGCAGGTGGTAGTCAAGTAGAGTGTCTGAAAGTCTTCAATACTTTCACACCTCCAAGTGGCGGAACAAATGAGAGACCATATAAACCAAAACCAGGTCAATTATATTATAACTATGACTTCAAGACTATTGAGTTCCATGATGGTAATGGTTGGAGACAGGTAGATAATACAACCAGAAGTGGTCGTGCGATTTATGGTGGCACTAGTAATAACCCATACTATCAGGTATTACATTATGTCAATATTCACACCACTGGCAATTCTATAGATTTTGGTAGTTTACTTATACAAAGGTATGCTACAACAGGTTCTTGTAGTTCTAACACCAGAGCCCTTGTTGCTGGAGGTTGGATATCACCTACCTCAACTGATACCATAGAGTATTTCACCATGGCATCTGGTGGAACTGCAATTGATTTTGGTAATCTTGCACAAGCAGAGTATACCTTGTTGTCATGTTCATCATCAACTCGTGGATTATTTACTGGTTCATATCAAGCACCATCAAATACTGCTCAAATTGACTATGTTGAGATAGGAACTCTTGGTAATGCACTAGATTTTGGTGATATGTCCGGCGTAACAAGATATGGTGGTTGCGGTCTCTCTTCACCAACTCGTGGAATTTTTGCCGGAGGTAGAGCTAAAGGCACAGTGGGTCCATATCCTGCCAATGCTGGCACTCATGAAATTGATTTTGTAACCATTGCAGCAAAAGGAAATTCCACAGATTTTGGTGACATGACTTTTGCTGGTGGATATTGTGGTGGTATATCAAACACAACTAGAGGAATAATTGGTGGAGCAAGACAACCAGCAGCCGTAAATAATATTGATATGATTACAATTGCATCAACAGGTAATGCGGTTCATTTTGGTGATTTAACTGTTGCGAGAGCAGGATCTCAGACAGGATCAACACAAACTCGTGGAATTTTCATCGGAGGAAGTCCAACAGCAGATACAAGAAAAACAATTGATTACATTACTATTTCAAGTTCTGGCAATGCAATTGATTTTGGTGAATCTGGATTTCAAATTGATATTGGTGCAAGTGTATCAGACTCTCATGGTGGTCTAGGAGGTTTCTGATGACTAATAAATATATGAAAGTTGTAGTATAATGCCAAGTATAAGAATTGGTTTATCCACACAATTTAATCTTGAGAATGAACAGGTCGGAATCGGCACCACAAATCCGACTGCTACCTTAGAAGTTATTGGTAATATTGTAGCAGAAGGTGCTGCCGGTGGCAGTGGAGTATCAACTTTTAAAGAGTATCAAGGTTTCCAACAAACTCAACAAGGCATTGCAAATAATATTGTTATTGATAATGGGACGAGTGGTCCTTTCAGTTCTCTATCTGGTGAAATCAAAATCACTGGAGAGACAACAGTATCATCTGGTTCAACAGTAGAAGTAGGAAAGACAAAGACACTCACTGTCACTGATAAGTTTGCTGTTCCTCTTGGAGAAACAAACAATAGAGACGCTGCACCAGAAGCAGGAACAACCAGATTCAACCAAGACTTCGGAACACTTGAGTTCTTTGATGGTGTAAATTGGAAGACAGTAAATTCATATGCCAGATATCATGGTGGTGGTGCTGGTCGCATGTTGGTTGGTGGTGGCGCGGGTGATAATTCTGGAAACATACAATCGATTAATATAAACACATTTGGAAATTCTGTGCATTTTGGCGATCTTACTTTAGCAAGAAGTAATATATCATCTTGTTCATCAACACTTCGTGGTCTATGGGTTGGTGGAACAACTCCCACATATCAGGATAGAATTGATTATGTGACCATTGCATCAGCAGGAGGTGCAGTAGATTTTGGTAACTTGTCAACAACAAATAGGGCATATTTAGGAGCAACTTCTTCATCAACTCGTGGTATTTTTGGTGGCGGTTATACTACCTCCCCATCAGCCCAAGCCGTAAATATAATAGATTATATTGAGATTGGAACATTAGGAAATGCACTTGATTTTGGTGATATGTTTACAGGTAGATATGGTGCCGGTGCTGTTTCAAATGGAGTAAGAGCAGTTTGGGGAGGAGGCATGGGTAATGCCCCAACCTCAAACACAGGAACTCGCAGTGTTATTGATTATGTAACAATTGCATCAAAAGGAGATTCGATTAAGTTTGGTGATCTAACAGCAGCAAGAAGAATGCTTAATGAATCAGGATGTTCCAATAATATTCGTGGTATTTTTGCTGGTGGTCAGCAACCAGCACTTTTAACTATAATGGATTATATTACTATTGCAACAGATGGAAATGCAGTTTATTTTGGTGATTTAACAGAAGCAAGAACAAGATCTGCCGCAAGTTCAACAAGCACTAGAGGTGTTTGGGCGGGAGGTTTTAATCCAAGTAATAGTAATGTGATTGATTATGCAAATATTTCATCTACCGGTAATGCACAAGACTTTGGAGATTTGTATTTTACTACTGGTGCGGCAGGTGGTTGTTCAGACTCTCATGGTGGACTAGGAGGTTTCTAAAATGGCAAATTTAAGAGTAGACAAGATTACAAGCACAGAAACCTTTGAAACGACTGGTTCGGTTCAGTTTACAGATGCAGATTCCCTGCAGATCGCTGCTAA